CCTGAAGGGAGCATGCCAGGGTTAAGGTAGAAGAAACACATGGCACGGAATTGGCCCTGATTCATTCCGCGACACAAATTTCTTCGAATGAAATTTCCGATTTGGATATCCTCAAGGTCGCAACTGTGAGTCTCATACCAAAAGTTGATTTTCTCAGAAAAGGCCGTGAACATCTGAGAGTTTCCGATGGTCTCGAAACCCTCGTAATCTCCATCCCATCCTTCTTCGTTGAATCCGAACATCTTAGAGATGCAAGCATTCCATTCAGAGCTATGGGGGTTGATTCCAACTTGGGAGTGGAACTTTCCATGTGAGGTGATGAAAGCGTCAACAGCTGATCCGAAAAATCTACGTTGGAACATCGTGTCCTTAACAGGGCATGTCCAAATCGGCCTGCTCTTGAAGGCATCATTCTTTGCCTTGGTGAGGATCTCCTGCTTGAGATTGATGTCCCACATAGAGTCAGGGATGCAGCATCCTTGTTCAGGTTCTGCTTCCCAGAGGGTTTCTTCCCAACGCTCCATAAGCTTTCGGCCATGGGATGTGGAGACATCGATATCCCAAAGTTGTGTCAATTCGTCCTTAACAAAGAAATTCTTCTTGGCTGAAGCAGGAAATGTTTGGGCACACAACAAACCAGCACTGGTAGTCATGTCGAGCTGATTGAAGTGTGGCATTCCATCGACTCCGTTAATGCACTCGAGTCTGTCATAGAGTCGGGGTGTCATGTTCGGAATCATGTTGGCATACACATCTTCTTTCTGGAATTCCACAACAATATCGAGAGCGAATTGATCGAACACAATTTCGTTCCCTACTGTCTTCTTAGGAGTGCGTAAGCACATCGAATGAACAGAGTGGGGGGTGTCTACGATACGCTTGTCAAGGTCTGATGAGATGCAGGGAGCGTAATTGCTCAAGATGGGTTCAAGAAATGGGGCCCCTGAGATGGGGGTTTCCTCGTAATTCGAAAACTTAGTCTTGAAACAACCGCGTTTGGCTGAGACAACATCGAAACCTGTGCATTGCAACCCTTCGGCACCAGGGTCTAATCTGGACTCGTCGCGCAGGACGTAGTCAAGACCCAAAGTGCACATCTGGGGGTCGGCTTTGGAGGCCATAACACCAAGGCATTGGCGTATGTAGTCCTGGGATGTGTACAAACCGCATGAAGCTGAGCGATTCTGTAACATAGAGGTGTGTATCGAAGAGATAGACCATTTCCCTTTGATAAGAACGACAGTTGGCAAACCGCAATCTCCTTGTGTTGTCACAGGGTCGTAGTTCATCCGTTCCTCAACAAAGAAATTGGCTCCGTTGGCTTCATAGGACAGAGTGGCCATGGCGCGAGAGACGCTCAAATCAATGAATTCAGCTGGTTTGAGAAGGCAGCCTCGAACTGGGTTAATAGGCACATCTTCGAAATCCATATCAATGAAACTTGTGAGTATATTGCGATACAATCTATTCCCTTTAGTTGATGCAACTGCATAGAAACAATCGTCAGCAATGAGGCCAGCCTCTGTTGTCTCATAATACAGACTTTCTGGCACAAAGGCGTGTGTTGTTTTCACGTTCTGGGCATCAGTCAAATGAAACAAGGTACCTTCTGGCAAGGGTTGGCCTTTATTGAAAAAGAAATGGGTCGTTGTGGTGAAAACGGATCCAGTGATGAACAAAGCATGTTGGCGACCACCCTCCCTTTCAATAGAGACGATGTTCCGTGCGATAGCAAGTCTGCCGTCAGCAGCATTGTCCATTTCGGCGTGGTGTTTTCCGCCAGTGCAATTGTCAATCTTTGCTTGGCGAGCCTTTTTCTTAGAACTGCCTCCTCCGCGTTGGCGAAGACCACGGGCTGTATAAGTCTGGGCATCAGCGAACGTCCCATCCGGCTTGGAAGGGTGCCTAACGAACACTCTGTAACCAAAAACAGCAGCACTAAGTGTTGCTGCCACGCCGAAACCAACTCTCATAGCTGTGATGAAACCTTTGTCATTATTGACGGAATCTTGTAGCATAAGAATGGCTTCAGTGACATGGAACGTGGTGACGTCTCGTGGTTCAACAACAGGCATAACTTTGGCGGAGACCCATGACCAAATGGATTCCATGGCTGTCCTGGCAAGGGATCTAGCTTGCTTGTGGACCTCAGGCTCTTCCGGTGATGGCTTTGCTGCAAACTTAATTGCATCCTCGCGAGAATCAGGGACAAAGACTTCGACTTTGATATTCGTGTCTTTCGCCTCCTGCTTATTCTCTTCTCCTGATGAGGCTGTGTCGAAAACTTCGGACGCAACCTTTTGGGCCCAGGTGGGCATTGGCAATGGAACTTGCTCAATAGCTCCACGAAGAACGTTCTCA